AGATCAAAAAGATAGTTGACACTATTGTAGTAGTGTACTATAATAAATAATGTAGAGGCAAATAATTTTTAGATTTATCAGTAGGTTCAGGGCTCTGTCACATATTTGACACAGTTTTGCTACACCACCCCCCACCTCATCGCATCGGGTGGGAGATCGGGAAGGCCTGGGAGATCGGAAAAAAAAACCAATACACATAATTTTTTTTTGTCTAAAATTTTTTCTTACATCAATTTATTATTTTTTGGTGGGAACTGTTGGGAAATTGGCAACCGTACCAATAAAACAGAAAGATTAACAATTTACAAGACAACAAGAAAGAAAAGAAAAAACCCAAATAATAAAATCACATAGTAATAATTATTTTATGACATAAAAAAAAACTCTTCCTGGAATAGAAAGAGTTAATTTAATTTTTTAATTTTGTTTAGCTATCTTTAATTTTTAAAAATAGTTTTAGTTGTTTTTCTCCATTGTAGAAACTTGTTTTACTTCCTGATAGAGAATAATTTTTCGGCATTGTTGCCAACCATTTAATAAGTTCAGAATCCATAATTAATAATTAATAAGTAAGTACTTCCTGGTAAAAGAATTTTTAAAATGTAGTTGGTTATCTGTTGCATACATAAACATATAGTTGTCTATGTTGTTTTTAAAATAATCAGATTTTGCTTTTGCAAGTTCAAAAGCTAGTTTTGGATTATCAAAAAATTTGTGGTTGTACTTCATAATCTTAATTTAATCCTTGTAAGTATTGAGAATATGAAGTAAGAACATTACTTACTTTTTGTGTGGTTTCTGTTCCCCTGGTTACTGCATCAATTTTAAAATCTCTAATAGTTAGAAATCCTTGAACACCAATAATAGAAACACAAAGGAGATAAATAAAATAAGTTGATTTCATTTTTTTTGGTAGGAAGTTGTAAAAAATTTTTCTTCCTTACTAGACATTATAAACCCTTTTCTACTGTTACACAATAGAAAGAGTTTACATTTTTTAATAATTTAATATTTACTTAATTATCTATATTCTGTTTCTTCTTTCTTTCCGTCACTCCATTCTTCAACTTCATATTCTAAAAACATATCATTAGTATTTCTTTCCTCTAACCATTCTTGTTTCTGTTCCTGGTTTTCAAAAGTAATTACATAATGACGTTTAGAAACACAATAAATTTCTAATTCTTCATTCATTATTTTTGCCCCTGGAATAGTTGAGAATAATCTTTATTTAAAATCATAGTTAACATATCTTGTATAATTTCAAATTGAATAAGTCTTATAATATCAAATACACTTTGATAAGATAATTTATTCACATAATCTAATTCTTTATAACCCCTAGATAAATCATCAGCTATCCAAGTAGCAAGATTATGGTTATAAATTTCAACTTGACTTTCTACAATTTCGTGTATGTTATCTTCTATTGTTTCAAAATCATATTGATTAACAACAGAATCTAATAAATAAAAAATTGTATTGTATCTCCAATTATTTGGACTTTCTTCCTGGTGTAGTTCATAAATAAAATCTTGATAAATACTTTTTTTATCTTCTTTTAATTGGATAATGTCACTACATGGATCAGTTTCAAAAGCATCTAAAAAATTAATAAGATGTTCTTTTTGTGTTGTTGTTGTTAGTTCCATTTTTGTTTTTAAATTAGTTTAGTTAGTAGGAAGCAATAAAAAAAATCTTCCTATTAATTTGTATTGTAATACAATAAGGAAGATATGTAAACTATTTATTTAAAAAGTTTTTTATTTTCTTTTTATAATAGGCATTATTAAGTAGTTAAGAATTGGATTAAATCCCTCTAAACTTTCAAAAGGATTTTTAATATTCCATTCAGCAGTAATTACAAAAGGAGATTTTGAATTATTACCATTAAAAGTTATTGATTTTTCTTTAGATAATCTTTTTACCTGGTTGCAAAATTGACCTATATAATCACAATTAAAACTAAATTCTTTTTCAAAATTATTTGTGAATGAATCGGGTATTAATTGCTCAATGTTTGGATAAGTTCCCTCTATTTGTTGATAATGAACTGATGAAAGAAAAATTTCTTCATTCATAAAAGTAATTAAATTATCAGTTATCAAAACTTTAGTTGCCTGTTTAATTTGACTTTTAAATACTGCACCTGGAATAGTAATGTTTTTATTTAATTTAAAGCCTAATTGATTATTAGGAAATTTAAAATAAAATAATCTGTGACCATCAGTAGAAGCAACAGTAATTTCTTCATTTTCAACTTTTAAATGAATACCCATTAAAAGGTATTTTGAATAATCTTTAGATACAAATTGACTTGCTACTCTTAAAACTTCATAAGGTATTGAAGCAATTTTTGTTTCATTCTCATATATAGCGTATGGACTTGAAACCTGGTTAACTGTTGTTGTTGACATTTTTTTTATTGATGAGAGGGAATAAAGTAAACTCTCAATTAAAATATTACATTAGATATTATGTAATGTCAAACTTATTTTATCAATTATCTTATAAACTCTATAATTAAACTTGATATTTCCCTTATCAAGTCTTATAACTTTTAATAAGGAAGTCATAATAAAAAGTAGTTCCCAGGTACTTAAAGTTAGCTCAACTTTATTGCTATTACTAAATACTCTAACTTTTTTCATAATTTACATAAAATGAATGTATTTTCAACATACCAGGGATTTATATTAAAGGCCAATTTTATTTTTATGAAAGTGAGAATTTTTTATTTACAAAATGAAAATACTACTGTAATATAGTAATGGACTAAGATTCAAAACTTACCAAAAATGAAAATTACTGAAAATTCTCAAAGTCAATTCATTAATTATGTTTTAGACTTTTATGGTCAAAGTGGTATATATCCACTATCCGATCCAATAATCAACAACAAATTTGTTGAACGTGATGACGTATTAAAGGCGTTTGAAAAATACAAAACTCTTTTAGATGCTTCAATCCAATTAGAAAAAGAACTTAAAATTGAAAATCGTTATACCTGGGGCGATGGCGATAGTTTAGACAGAGAGAGAGTAAGGGATATTCTCTTACAAAATTACAACTTTCAATGGACTAAATAAAATGAAACTATCTCAACTTAAAACTATTGATATCAATGCTAAAGAATGGCATGACAAGATTAATGGTAATTCTTACTTTTCAAGTGACGTTATTCTTAATTATGGTATGAATAGCCAAGAAACAATTAAAGTGCCTTTCCAATATGGGTATGGAGATCATTATATATATCAAAGTTTAAGGGAAATTCAAAAATTATTTCCTAAGTCAAAATGGTTTAAAGAAAATTTATTAGGTAAATATCAAATACAAGATGAATACAAAATAATTATTAGAAATTCTATTAAAACTAACTGTTTAAAAAGGGAACTATCCAAATGAAATTTAAAAAAACTAGAAAAGAAAGAGTATGTTCACAATGCTCAAATCCTATATTAAAGGGAAATTTATACGGTCAAAAATCAAAAACAATTATCAGCGATCCAAAAGGACAATGTATTGGTTCTGAATGGAATGATAATACTGCTTTTGCTTTTCGATTAAGTCAAAAATTTGATTACTGCTTTGAGTGTGGTAATGGATAGAAAGGAAGCAATCAATCTAGCCTTAACTTTATTCCGTCAAGATTTAGATAGAAATGATGTAGTAACTACATTAATGAAATCTAACATTCCAGAATCTACTGCTTATAGATATACCAAAAAAGCCTATGAGCAGTATGAATGGGAGGAAGATAAACAAGACGATCCAAAAAAGTGTTTTGAACTCAAAGCCCTAGACACTATATATAAGGCTATGAAATGGGCTGAAACAAACCAGGATACAGAATTGGCTGTTAAATATGCCAATTTATATATCACTAACAAAAAGAGGTTAAAAAAATGACTGACTCATTTATGCAAAATCATCAATCAGCACTTGATAGTTTTATGGAAGATAAAGCTATCCAGGATTTGGAAGATGCGGGTATATATCCCGCACCAGATAATGATGAAATTCTTGAAAATCTTTTTGAAGAAGCCTATCAAGAGATAAAAGAAGATAATATTCTTCAATTAAATGAAGATGATCTTATTTTCGCTGCTAAAACAAGAGCAGAAAGAAGATTCCAAGAACTACCCGAACCATTAGACAACAGCTAGTTCCTTTATCTGTTCCTGGAATTTCATACAACGTTCCATAAAACATATTTCACTAGACCTCAACGCTAAACTATCCAATAGTTTTAGTTGGGGTTTTCCACTTCTTCTAGCAATACAAACTAAAGCCTGGGTACATTCAATACCAGTAAGTTTTCTTAGTGCATAGTTATACGCTCCAAGTTGATGACAATAGTTCAATAACATTTCATCTGATCTGACCTCTTTAGAGGTCTTCCAATCACATATTGTTAACTTTCCATCAATATCTATTAAAGCGTCAGCCGTTCCAGCAAATCCATAATCCTTATCATAAACACTAAATTCTATGCTATGAATGGCCGTTACACGTTCCAATATGAATGATCGTAAACCTCTTGCGTAGCCTGACGCACTCCAGCTAACACGC